CCTGATTCATCGCCTCGATGAACGCTTGAGCCTCAGACAGACGGAACGCCGGAGTGTTGCCGTTCAGCATGGCAAGGTCTTTATCAACCTCGGACCACGCTTCCAGGATGCCACACGCCTCGTCGATCTGTGCCGTGGTGCTTTTCGACGGCTGGACGCCGTTGTTGAGCAAGCGCCATGCGGCATTCGGCAGACCCGTGCGAACGGTCGTGCGATGGCCGGTCGGCAGGTTGCCTTCAGCCCACATCATGTCGGTCAGAATCTCGTTCGTCTGACTCAACATTTCAACGATGGAAGGAACCTTGCCATCGGGGTCAAGCCGCTTTGCCCAGTCGGCAAGCGTAAGTACGTTTGCGCCAATAGTAGCCATGATTTAAGTCCTCACCTGTGGAGCTATTTAGCCCCGTAAAACAATTCTGCCGTATCGACAGCGGCGGCGGCTTTGCTTCCGCGCACGACACTATCTTCCGACAGCTTTTTACCGACGTTCAGACAAAACCGGATCAACTCCGGGTGATTGCCAAGCCCAGTCTCGTTGAGCATCTTTGCCAATTCTGGCGAACCAAAGTCGCTGATCGCTTTCTGCGCGACTGCGATGTTGGCCCCAAACTTGTCGCCGCCATACTCTTTGTCAGCTTGGGCTGTCTTGGCCCATTCGGCAACGGTGTCACCGATCAGCTTCTGCTGTGCCTCCGCGAATTTGGCAACTTGCCCTGCGTACATATCAACGACCTTCTGTGCGCCTTCCTGAGTCATCCCAAGCGATTTTGCAATGGGTTCAAACTCAGCCAGCGCCGTCGCGTCGAGTTCAGTACCTTCAGGCAGTTTGAAAGCCTCATACTTCTCCGGCACGACAGGTGCAGCGACAGCAGCATCCGTCTTGCCGGTTGTCTCTGTTGCCTGTCCGGTATCACTACCAGCAGCAACAGTCTTGTCGTCAGCCTGACCATTGCCCGCAGCCGCGTCGGTTGTTGCCTGTGCGGTAAGGACTGTTTCAGTCTGAGTCATCGGATTCCTCTACTTTTTCCAGCGGCCTTTCAGCCGGTTTACGCAGCAGCTCCGTCAGCAGATCGGGCGAGATAAACGCTACTTCGTTCATTATCCCCACCCCTACGCTGCGAACCCCCTCTTTCCAGTACATTCTGCTGCCATTCGGGTCTAACGACACGCCGAACACGTTGCACTGCACTAATAGGCGTGAGATATACCGCTTCCCTTCAGGCGTTGCAACAATTTTTCGCAAGTCCTCCAGTTCCTCGTTGCGCCTGGTCGCCTGTTCCTCTCGCGCCTGACGGGTCGTTGTCGGCTTGCTCATCCGGCCAGAGCCTCACCGATATTGGTCAATGCCGTGTCGCCGCCAGTCGGCGTTTCACCGAGCATCTTCACCGTCTTTGCCATTTCAGGCATCTGCTGCGCGGCTTGCGCCGCCTGAGCTTGCTCTGCCCGTGCTGCTCGTATCTCCGCCACAACCTTGTCGTCGCGCACGACTGTCGGCGGTATGCCCTGCGACTGCGTGTACTCGTCGATCAACTGATCGAAGTCCACCTTGTCGCGTGCATCTGGATCAATACCAGCTATCGACGTGACGAACGCTACGGTGCGCTCTAGCCCACCAGTCGCCACCATGCGCTGCGCCTGCGCCATGATGCTGATGTACTCGACCTTCAGATCTATCTCCGCCAGTTCAGGCGGCGGCGGTGGCAGCAATGGCGTGCCCATCAGCTTGCCTTCCCAGTACGGCTGCGAACGCCGAACCATGATGTTGAACGTCCTGTCGATCAGATTATCCAGCACCTCATCGTTCAACCGCTCAAGCACCGGCCCCAACTGCAACAGCTTTTCTTCGTGCCGCTCGTCAATCTCTCGCGCCGTAATCTCACGCCGATCACTCTGCGAAATCATCAGAAACAGATTCTCGTACATCGCAATCTTGATGCGTTCCTGAATCTCACGAATGTCGAGCATCAGCGCCTGTATCTCTGGCTTGATCGTATACGCCGGAGCGAAGCCCGTGTTCTGCTCCGAAAATACCGTCATGCCTGGCAATGCTGATGGCATGTCGTTTCGCATGGAAGGATGCGCGACCATCGGCGGGTCTACATGCTTGTCGATGGCCTGTGCCTTGCGCTTCTGCTGTAGCTGCAACGCCCGTGCGTCACCAAGCGCGTCCATCGCTGGACTCGACCCATATACCTCATCGCTGGTTACTTCCCACCGGCCAGCCATAACCGGGTTCTCGTGGTAGCCTTTCTTGCTCAGGAAAATATCCTGTGCATCGCCAACCGCACGGTCACTGTTCGACGTGATGATGTGGTTCACGTCAATCTGCTGTTCAAAGTTTCCAGACTTAATCAGGTTCTCAACCTGCGGCGACACAGCTTTGCGACCGAACTGCTGCACCAACTGCCGAACCGTCAGCCGGAACTCGCGCACGAATGTATCCGTCTGCAACTCAGCATTGTTTGCCAAGTAGTACGACCCAATCGTGAACGGCTGGCAGCGGATAATCTCAGTCGGATGGTCGTCTACCAGCATCGCCATCGTGCCGAATACGCCTAACTCGCTGTAAACAACCGGCAGCGTGTTGTACAAATTCGACCGCGAAAACACGTCCCGCATACGCTGCTCGACCGCGTATAGCCATTGCTTGACTGGCGCGAACTCCATCAACCCCAAGTCTGGCGTCGTCAGCCTGAACCACGGCCTAGCCGGAGATGTCAGCCCAGCCATTAACCCAGACGACAGCGTGCGTGCCGCGTAGCGCGGTGTGCCGTCGATCAGCTTCTGGTTTCTCTTGTCCCCGCGCCTCGATGTGCTGTTGCTCTGAACGCCCAACCACTCACCGCGCCTCGGCAGGAAGTGGTCTGACAGGTCTCGCCAGTGCGGCTCCCAGGATGCTCGATCCTGCTTCAGTGCCGATACCAGTCGCCCGTATCGCTTGCGCTCAGTCTCTGCCATCGCCGCGCCCCTTACTGCCCGAGCAGTGTCTTAGCCCCGAACGATGGCGTCCCGCCGCCACCCTTTGTCAGCAGCGTGCTTGCCCGCCCTGACGCGCCCATTGCTCGCGCCCGGTTGCGGGCTGTCTTGCGAGCAGCGTCGTAGTCTTGCAGCACCGATCCGCCCGGCATCTGCGCGGTAGGCGTCTTTTGATTAGCCAGCAGCGGGCCAGCCGCACCTGCTACCGTCGCGCCAACCTTTGCCGCCGATGCGATCTTCGCCGCCGTCGCCGCGTTAGCTGCCTCAGTAGCGCCAACCGCACTGGTCACATTACTCAGACTCGCAGCGCCAACCTTCGACGCCAGCGCCGCGTCCACGCCGCCTGTCGTCAGTGCGCCGCCGACGCCGGATGCGCCTGCCGCGCCTGCGCCTGCGGTGCCTGCCGCGCCTGCGCCACCAGCCGCCGCGCCCGCAGCTCCTGCACCGGCACCACCAGCACTCGCGGCACCACCAGCGCCAGCCGCACCCGCCGCACTCAGCCCGCCATACGCAGCCGCACCAATGCCAGTGACTGCCGCCGCCAAGCCAGCAACCTTGATGACCTTCGCGTTACACATCCCAGCCTCCTGTCAATGCAACCGCGCTATCCGCCCTTCCTCGGCCTCGTCGCGTTGCCACGGATCATAGTCCTGCACTGCGGTAATACCAAATTGTTTCTGGGCGCGACCCATCGCCATCCGCCCACGCGCCCGACCCTCAATCGGATAAGCAAACGTCAGCGCCAGGGCATCACCCCAGTCAGGCGACCGACCCAACCGCGACTTGATCTGCTCCTTGTCCTCAATCATCAGCTTGTCAGCTCGAAACGTATACGTCGGCTCCGTCAGGTCAGCAATCAACTCCGGCACGTTCGGCAACCAACCACCACCCTTCACCCACTCCGCCATCAAAAACCACATCTCAGCACGCTTGTTCAAATACTTCCCAGTGTTCATCGCTCGACCACTGAACGGAACCCCTATCGGCGACCGACCCAACCGACGCATGTTGTCAATCCAACCACTCCCGTACCCGCCCGTGTCGTCCACGAAGCACGCATCAGCATCAACCTTGCTCCACTCCATCGACACATGCGCCGCACCCGCTACCGAGTCCATGTTACGCCACTGCACCGGATCAAACGC